AATCGCAACTATAAAACCGAAGACAGCTTTTATTAGACCACCAACACTAGAGTTCCAAAAATAATCCCAAACTCTAGCTAAAAAGCTCATTACCGTATTGAATACATCGGCAATATCGTTCCAAGCAGAAATAAAGAAATTAGTAATATCTTTCCACAAATTTGAGAAGAAGTCCGATATAGAACTCCAAACCTTTTTTGCGACACCAACCAACCAATTCCATGCTTTAGGAACTTCAGTCCCAAACCATTTAATTAGCCATTTAGCACCTTCAACCAAACCTATTATAAAGGTAACTAACAAAGCAATAACAACAATAACCGCCGTGAATGCGGCTACCACTGGTCCAATTAGTATTACAGCTAAAATGGTGCCAAATATTAACGCTATCTTAATCAGCCACTTACCCAAGAAAATCATTACAGTGACAATTTGTTTAATGGCTTCTTCGTGATCGTGATAAAAATCGGTTAGTATTTTAAATATTGGTATAACAAAATTTTTAATTACCGTTCCAATTATCTTAAATGCAGTTACTACTTCATCCTTAATAATATTTCCAATTTCCATAAAGGCTTTAAATAATTCACTAGTTACAAAAGAGTTAAATTCTCTAATTACAGGCATTATTTTATTTTCGATAACTTCCGCAAGAGCATTAAGTGCAGGCTGCATGTGTTTTTCCCATGCATTTTTAACAGCTTGCCCTGTAGGTATTATATAATTTTTATACAAATCTTCTAGTTTCTTTCCAAGGTCTTGTATTATTCCTCGGAAATTAGCACTCTTTTTCCAAGCTATTGCAATGGCAACGCCAAAACCGACAACGGCTGCACCTAATGCTATTAATACTCCGAGAACGATGAACAGCGCGGACCCCGCAGCAACAGCGGCGGCAACAAAAGCCGCAAGTGTTCCCAATAGTATTAGTAATACGCCACCAATACCTGTTAACGCTAAGAATAATGCTACACTTGTAGCAATTATACGTTGTGTACTCGGATTTAGTTTGTTAAACCAATCAAACAATGAACTAAGCGCGCCAACAACTCTTAGGAATGTTGGAATAAGTGCTTCGCCAGCTTTAACCTTGAGTATTTCCCATTTATTAGTTAGTAGTTCAGATTTTGTTGCTGCCGATTCTGCCATAATTGAGTAAGCTTTTTCGAATGAACCTGATTCATTACTCATTTCATCAAAGATAGCTTTGAATTGTTCTAGGTTTCCAGGTGTCAAAAGCATATTCTGAAGGAATCGTCTTGCTTCAATAGTTCCACCCGCACCTTTGAAAACTTCAAGAATTTTAGCAATTCGTTCTGATTGTGGTAATTTAGCTATTTGTACTCTTAATTCACCAAGTACATCAATAATTGGACGGAACTTACCAGAAGCATCAAGCGCGTTAACACCCATTGCTTTCATAGCAGTAACAGCTTTAGGATTAGACATAGCGTCAAAGGCCCGAGCTACAGCGGTACCAGAGCGCGCGGCCGAAATACCTTGACGAGTCGTTGCCGCAAGTGCTGCGAGCATTGTTTCAACAGATTGTCCAGCACGAACCGCAGAAGGTGATACTAGACCAATTCTCTGCGTCCACTCTTCATAGGTTCCAACACCTTCCTGAACCAACTGGAACTGCAAATCCATTAAGTGATTTACAGAAGTTAGTGGTAGCTGGAAAGCATTCAATATACCAATAGTAGCCCGAGAAGCCGATTGAATATCTGTTTGTCCGGCAACAGCAGCTTTTGCGAAAATTCCTAATAATCTTTCTGCGTCCTTAGCACCAATTTCCAAAGACGAGAAGATATCGAACAACGCTGGTTGGATTTGATCAAAAGATACACCAACACTATTTGCTACCCTTAATCCGATGTCTTCGATATCTTTTAGCGAAGATGCAAATTTGTCAACCTGAGTACGAGTAAGACTAGATTGTTTTTGATATTCAATTGCGCTATCAACAAGACCTTTCATGCCTGCGACACCAAGAACACCCGCAGCCACCATACCAGTACCAACAGCAGTCATGGTTGCAGCCGCACCGTTTAATGCACCACTAAGTCTTTGTGCGCTTACTCTAGATTCTTCTAATGATGCTCGTTGAATTTTACCTTGATTGATTTCCTGATCTACTGTTTGTATTCTACGCATAGTAGCAATTTGATCAGCTTGACTAGCACCCGTCATACGTTGCATCGCCAATTGATTTCTTAAAGCTGATCTTGCTGCTTGCATATTTGCTTGATTTACACTATCGCCAACCATGCGAACGTCTCTAGCGAATGACCTCATGGCCCGTGTGCCTTCATCACGGGCCTTAAGTACCAACCACAAATCGCGCGTTGCACTGAATGGCATTCTATTACAACTTTCAACTAGTGATTACCAGGCTTCTTACTATCTAATTCTGCCCTCTGTTTCGTCCACAATAGTACGTAATTCATAACATGTATAAATAATTTATCTTGGTCTAGAATCCCACCAACAAATGGCATAGTCGAGAATTGCTCACACCAGTTCACTAAATTAATTACGTTAATAGCTTCTTGAGATATTTTTGCTTTTGGAACTAGTATCCCCTTTCTAATTTCACTTAAGAGTTTTTTACGTCGTCACTTTCTTCCACATTGTTGAAATCATCTATAATTTGTCCTATTTCTTTTCCTACTCGTGCATCTAATTTCTTAACATCAGAAACGTTTTTGAAGTTAAGTTTACGACTATCAACATCTTCACAGTTGTGATCGACAACCAAATTGGCAAAGTCCCACAGGGCTATGGCCTCGGTTTGAATATCTACTTCACCTTGGAAATTGTCTTTACTACCTTTGCCATCTCCGCCAACTAATAATTTGGTTGCCTTAGCACTACGTGATAGTTCTTCTCCATAACTCATTCTACGCACAACAACAAAACCGTCTGGTGGTAATGACTTCAGCGGAATCTGATCACTAATGTTATTTGTAACTACAGCACTAGGCATTTTAGATGCTACCTTATCTATTAGAGTTACCAATTGTACAAAAATCAAACTGATTGCGACAGTCAGCAATTGATCTTTGATTTTAAGTGTCGATAATACAACAGCAACCAAGAACCAGGATCTATGGAATAATCGTTTCTTGTGTCTTAATCGTGATTTGCCAAGACTTACCTGTGTTATCAATGATATTTTGGTAAGCAATTGTTGCACGAACTAAATCACCTTGTCCACCATTGTTTACTTCGAACGTATCTTTGATAGCTACTGGTGCAAGAATACTTATGGAATTATTAGCTCCCTTAGATGCAGTTAATGTCACACTTTGTGAAGTAACAGCCTTGAATGCGTCGTAATCGGTACGAGATTCAAAATCACGTTCCATATTCAATGTAGAATTTCGCTCACCGTACTTGATGAACTGTGCACCTCGTCCGGTTGATTTGAGTCTAAATTGTGCTTCAGCATTGTCTTCCACTGAGAATTCAAAAGTATCTGTATCTAGTACCGTAGATCCTGTGGGTACTTCTACTGTATATGAACCGGCACCAAATGGTACCGTAGTCGGCCAAGTAGCTGTAGGCAACGATTGAACTGCTTCATCAGTACCCATGAGAGAAACACTAAATGTTAGCAAACCGTTATCAATACCAAATTTAAAACTAGATGTAACAATTCCTACATAACCGAATACAATCCCATTACGAACTATTGTAAGTGAGAAGGTTTTATTAGCAGTAGCTGCGGCAGTCGGCGTTATTGTGTAAATCCAGTTTGGTGTAGTTCCTGTTCGAACTATATTAGTACGTGAAGCCCACAGGAAGTATATTACCACATCTTCTAGGGATTCAAGTTCCAAATCACCTTCGGTGTGATAATTTCCTGCAACCGCGCCAACGACGTCCGCAGTCTGTCGAATTGGACGCCGCCAAATGGTTTCGTTGGTCGACACAAGTGATTCACTATTGAATGGAAAGAATTTAGTTGGTGCAACATACGTACCTGGAGCTTCTGCGGTGTTAGTAGTTGGTAAAGCACCTGCGGGGGCACCAACCGCAATATCGTTGTATAATAATACAACACCAAGGGTCGCACGCAATAGTTCTGTATCGGTTGCGCCCGCAGCCGCAGTTCTATATACCTTATAACCTGTAGCACCTGTTACGGCACCCCATGTTAATGCAGCGGTTAGGTCGCCCGCAGAAGTAGTAACAGTAATTTCATTGCTGACCGTAGTTTCGCCATTAGCGTTTATTGCTGTTACGTAATATTTATATACACCCGCAGTTAAGGCCCCACCCGCAGTGGCAGATCCTGCTAATACTGGAGGTGTTAACTGTTCTACAGCAATACCGGCAATGCCTGCTGCACCAATACCGATACTCATTAGTTTTCCTCCTCTACCACAGCCGTGATGCTAACAAAAGGTGGAAAGTTAGCTTGTGCGATGTTCACACCGTGCATTATATTGAATAATGCAATTGTGTTTTCATCCAATTTTACAGGAACGCCGGCCTCTAGAAGCCCAATGGCATCAACAGTGACATCCCTGTCCGATTCGACTTCAAAGTACATGGCACTCCTTAAGCTGTTGGATCTGTGAGATACGTTTTTGTTTGTCCAACAAACATCATTCTCACCGTTCTAAACATGCCAGAAAGATTTTCTACTTCGCCACGTGCAACTTCTTCCACAAAACCGTGAATTATAATTCCTTCTAAAGTTGTATCTGCGTGTAGTAATCTTTCCACTGTTGTCGCCAAATCATCTGTAGCTTTTCGTTCGGTAGCTTCATCTCCAACTTTACTTCTATGTACTTCAATTGTAGTTAGTAAAGAATTTAAAGTTCTACCACCAGGACCTGTTACACCCGCTAGTGCTCTACGTTTACCATTAGCCATAATTACTACTGTTGGTGACCTAGGAATCAAGTTTTGATTTCCCCATAAAACATCTTCAATACCTTGATTTACTTTGTTTGCGTCAATGATGTCAAAAATCTTTTGTGCCATAACTGTATCATCATCTGTATGTGGATTACTCACCAACACCTCCCCAATATTTTCTTATTCTATTTTGCAACCACAATTCAAAAATATCTTCTATTCTATTTTCTTCTGGTTCTGTAATACTAATGAAAGGTCGTGCAGGCATGTTTCTCGTACCTAGTTGATGAAATGCACCATATGTAACTTTTTGAGTGAAGAACACAACTCTAAATGTTAATTGATCATCTCTTATTTCCCAAAGATTTTTCTGTGTAGCAATATTTTTTAATCTGCCCGTTCGATCTAGAATTTTATTTCCACTAGATCTAGCCTTAGAATTCTTTCTTGTAGTTCTTAATGGGTTTCTACTAATTAGTGTTGAGGCCGCCAATGGTTGCCAACGCGGTCTACCTTGTGCAGCGAAGTTGGCTACAATTGCTGGTTGTACAACACTGTTTAGTGACAACGTCAGCGGTTCTCGAAAACTTTTAACACTTGTGCTTAACTTATCAATATTAGTAGCATCTATATAAGCTTGTTTTACAAATTCTCCAGCAGCAAAACCAAATGGATTACCAATTTGCATACCATTTCCCGCACCTGCTACACTACGTAAAATTGCCATTTTAGAACTTCATATTCATAGAAAATTTATTTGGACCAAGCGACAAATCATCAGATGTCGGCTCCATTGCCGATGAAGCATCATTAGGATAAAAGCTGGGTCCTGCGCCCGCGCCTACAGGCGTTTCACCTGGTAAATCTATAGTTCCGTCAATCAAACCAGTCATTAACATTTCAGCATTTTGACGCAACATTGCTGCATAGTCGTTACCTTCGGTTTGATTTTCACTGTATTGTCTATCATAGAACCATGCGACGTATGTCTTAGCAATAATAACTTTAACTAAAATTGGCGTATTAGTAGGAGTAGTCCATCCAGTTGTAGTAAATAAACTATTTAGTCTACCTATTATCTCTGCTTCTATTTGTTCCAATAATGATGCGTCAAGGTTGGACACAGTCAGTTTTGTCGACTCTGCCCAACCTTGTGCATCACTTGGAGTAATACGAGCCATTACTCCTCTGTTTCTTTACTACTCGTTGTTACTCGTTTCTGAAGAAGTTGAACCTTTTCCATCTGGTGCCATTTCACCATCTGTTGTTTCCGTAGATTCTTCTACGGCAACTGGTTCTTCATCCACTACTCGAACTTCAATAGCTCCTTGACTATGTAGTTCAAGTAATGTCTTCTTGTTAAAAGCTGGTAGACTTGAGTCTATTTCTGAACCAGCCGCAACAAATTCTCCAGGACCGCTACCAACTTTTATGTTGGTAACGGCAAAAATCTTCTTTGGCATATTATTTCCCCTTATTAAGCGATAGCAGCTTTGATAAGGTAACCAGCAATAGCTAGACCTGGTGTTGCAGAGTCCAGCGCTGTTAACTTAAGGTCATAACGTCGTGAAGCCCGAATTAGATCAGACTTACGAGGTTCCTCACGCCAACGATCTACGTACTGAGTTCCCCATGTGAACTCATAACCGAAAGCAGGAATCTTTAGACCCGGACGTGGAGGTACCCACGCCATTACAACATCCTTACCCCACAGGTAACCTAAGGATGGTGTGGCACCAGGGTTTGCGGAGTTGTAACCAACACCTGGTACAATAACCGTGCTAAATCCAAGAACTGAAGCAAGAAGCTCTGGCGAGAAAATTGCACGCTCAGAGTACTTAATGCGCTCTAGGAAGTCTGGGTGGTCTTCTAGTGCCGTCATAACCTGGTAAGGAATCACCAGAGTATTTGGCTCCATGAAAATCTTAGCATGTACCGCAGCTTTACCAGTACGAAGATCCGAAATTGGATCTGACGTCGCATAGTTAGCAGAGTTCCACTGTGCCGCACCAGATAATGTGGCTGTGTTACCCGCATTGTAGTTAGCTGCTGTAGTAACTAACGTCTTAATAGCAACTTCACGACCAAGCATGATCTTAGAAGTAACCATCTCAGTCGCATCACGGTCTGGTGCTAGCGGAGAATCGACATTCTCGCGCTCTTCATCAGTTACCGCAATTTGAAGAGAGTGTTCACGTGCGTAGTACGTGTCCGTGGATACTGCGAGGCCCGCAACTTCGTTGGCTACTGTACCGGGTGCACGTGCATCATCCTCTGGAAGCCAGCCTTCGTGGCCAAAAATGTAGTATTTATCAGACTGCTTCTTAACAGGAACGCTAGGAAGTAATTTTTCTCCAACTAGACCGTTATTTGGCCAACCCACACTGATGTTGGTAAGTACCTGATCAATATGAACGCTGCCAGATCCCGATGGACTATAAGCCGCCATTTGTTATTCCCTCCCCTCAAATTACGCTAGTAGTGCTGCACCAGGAGTTAGCAAGACCTCAATTATGTCGCCTGCGGTGACTGTACCTGTAATGCCAACAACTACACCTAATGGAATATCACCAGTGGCTGCAAGCTTGACACCACCAGAAGTAGACATTGTCACCTTAGAACCAAGAACGATTGACGTCGCAGTAGTAACATATACTGGAGCAATTCCAATTAATCTTACATCGGCCGTAGCCTTACCGGTGGCAACTTTCGCTACGTCGATGTCTTCCATTACAACACCAAGTACCTGATCCGTGTCTGTTGCACTGATATCGATGGTACCAGCAGTTGCACCAAACTTAACTGTACGGAACTTAGTAACACCCGCAGCCGCAGATGAGTTGTATGTAGCAATAACAAGGAAGCCCTTGTCTAGTACGCTATTTGCGCCAGTACCAGCCATTACTTAACCCCTTCTAATAGCTCGTGACGATAACGGGCATATAGAGCTGGGTTCTCTGATACAGCAGCTTCAAACGCATCAGTTTCGGTAAGATCCTTGTGCTCACCACGGATCTTAGTAGCAGCCTCAGAAAGAAGCGTATGTGCTGATTTGTGTGAACCATAGTTTACTGTAGCACCGGCACGCTCACCAAGTTCTACCAGGAACGAAGTGCCCTTCTTCATTTCCGTCAGTAGCTGCCAGAATGCTTCAGATAGTTCATCTGGAATCGCTTCTGCAAGAGTAAAGGCAAGCTTACGCGCAACAGGTGTTAGAATAACCTTAGAACGGTCGAAATCTGCCAACTTACGCTCGATCTCAGCTTCCTTAAGCTGCTTAGCACTAGTTGCAATTCCAATGTTCTGGGCTTCAACCTGGCTAATCAGAAGCTTAACTAGCGGGTTCGCGTCAGCAAGTTCTTTTAGCTCTGGAATCTCAGTTAGTCGCTTAACTACTGGATCTGTTGTCTTATTCTCAGCAAGCTTGGTCGATACACCTTCAACGATCTTCTTAAGATCCTCTTCACTTAATGGCACTGTATTACCCCCCTTCAAGGAATCAACAGGAACACCCTGAACAGCCGCGACAAGCTCGAACGCATTATCGTATACTGCTTCAGATAAATTAATTGGCACTAAGTTTTTCATGAATGGACGGTTAGTAAGTGCTCCACCAAACATGACATCCTTGTGCATAGTACCCTGTGGGTCTTCCCACTCATCATCAAATTCAGAAGAGAAGTAGCGCCACTTTTTTTCTTTGATCTGTTTTGCTGCGTCATCAGTCCATTCGACAAAAAGCCAAACTCCATCAGAGCGAGCTTCTGCCTTCTTGGTCCAACCAGCCGCAACATCATTGTTGTTGTGTACGTAGTTGATACTAAGATCAATACCACGTACCTTACTGTTTACACCATCAGCAAATCGCTTTGCACGATCAGAATTAACATCTATGGTGCCATAGATTGGGTGCTTGAAAGACCCCACAGGTAACGCATGAACCCAAGTGGAATTTCCGCCAGTTTGTTCATCAAACGCTAATCCTGTTACGTCTACCAAATAACTAAGCATCGTCATTTATTATCACCTTTTCCCTTAACCTTCTTTAGGTTAGGATTTTTGCGTCGTGCCGCCGGTGATGCCTTACGGGCAGCCGCAGCCAGGATAGCGGCAGCTCTATCGTAAGGTACACCTTGCTTGGACGCAATCCTCTGTGCGTTTTTCTTGAACCCTCTAACCATCCGATCAGACAGCTCAATGACAGCTTTCTGACGGATTGTCTGAACTGGT